AGACGGCCGGCGGGCGCGAGTGGCTTCGGTGCTCCCGCCGCCGGCATCGATCCGCGGTCCGGCTCGATGACGCTTGCGATGATCCACTCCTCGACGGCCTCGGGCGCGATTCGCAACCTTCCGCACAGGCGCGATGCGCGCAGTTCGCCGCGCTCCACCGCTCGATAGATGGCGCGCGTGGACAAGGCGCAGCGCTCGGCGACGTGCGCTGCGCTGAGGAGGCCCTCAGGCATCGTCGAGCGCACGTACAGAAGTCGATCCCAGGTCCGCCGCGTCGGCGAGCGCCGCCAAGATGCGATCGGGCGTCCGCTCGGTCGGGAACGCCGCGCGGAACTCCGCTAGGCGGCGATTCACGGTTGCGATCGACACACCCCACGCACCCGCGACTTGCGGGATGGTCGGGCGGCTGTGCGCCGCGCTGGCCTTTCTCCACACCTCGATGAGGTCGAGAACGCGATCTACTGGTGCGGTGTCGTGGGACCACGGGGGTCCCTCTGGAGGTGCGTCGCCGGAGAGCCGGCGTCCCAGCTCATCGCGCAGCGGCAGCCCGCCGTCTTCGAGGCTGGCTAGCTTGAGTGGGCCGCGCGGTGTGCGTGCCTCGATCTCCTTCTGGAGCGCAGCCGTGATCTCGGCCAGCTCGTTGTCGGGCATGTTCGCCAGAGCGGCGTACGCCTCGGCATCGTTCCGGGCAGCTCGCACCTTCGCGACGATCTCTCGAACCTCTGCATTAGCCATGAGACGAACCGTATCACACCGTGGCAGACATGGGAGGCTAGGCGCGCAGTGCGGGCCGCTCCCGACCGGCGGGCGTCGAGCCGGGGTTCACAATGTGGACGGGCGCGCGGCCGCCACGCTCGACGTCGTCATCGACGCCAACGATGTTCACGAGGGCGCCGGCCGCAACCTCCGAGGGCGTCGCGGGCTCGCGCTCGAAGGCGCGCTGCCACCCTTCGCGCGTCTGCGGGACCGCGTCTGCCCATTCCGCGGGGAGCTGCGCGACGGCCAGCGGCCAGGCGCACGCGAAGTCCAGGCCGGCGCGGCGCGCGAGCTCCAGGACCAGGCGCACGCGCTCGAGGGCCGGCAGGTCGGGCGGGAGCTGCGCGAGCAGCGGCGCCAAGTCGCCGCGGCGGCGGTGGCGTGCGTGCACGTCGCGTTTCGCCCGGTTGTGGCAGGCCCTACAGCGGCCGGTGCGCCCGTCGCGGCCGGCGCGATTCGGCATGAACTCGGCGAGCGGCAACCACTTTCGGCAGCCGCCGCAATACCGCTCACCGCACGCGCGGCGCGCCTCGTACTCCTCGACGGTGACGCCAGTCTGCCCGGCTGCGCGCCGCCGGATCGCGGCCAGCTTCGCCGGGGTGGCGGTCACACCGCGGGCGCGTCGGGCGTGGCTACGGTGCCGGAGCGCCGCACGAGCCCGACGCCAGCGAGCGCCTCCCGGGCGGCCCTCGCTGACGCGCGGTGCGGCTCTCGGCGCGAAGCTCAGGCCACCCACGGCCGCGATCCGGTCATCCACACCGATCCAGTCCTCGGCGCCCTGCTCGGCCTCGAAGATCGTCTGTAGCGCGATCGCGTTGGCCAGCGCCGCCTGCTGACCCTCGCTCATCTGCTCGTCGACGGGCAGCCAGCCGAGGCAGCGTGCGCGCAGCGTTGTGAGCGCGCGGGCCGCGGCCCGCAGGAGCTGCCCGTCGTCGTCGGGCAGGTCGGCGACGAGATCAAGGTCGGTGGCGAGGTCACGGATCAGGTCGGGCGTCACCACGTGAGCTATCGCCTCCTGCTCGCGTTGCGCTCGAACTGCTGCCGCATGCGCTGCAGCGCCGGCTCGGCGATCTGCGTGAGGTGCGCATCGGTCTCGGCGGCACCCTTCAGGAAGGCAAAATCGCCGGCTCGGCCGGGGTGCTCGACGTGCGCGAACGCGCCGGTCGGCGTGCCGAGGGCCTTCGCCGTCTTCGGCCCGATTTCGTGGGGCCGGGCGCCGTACTCGAACACCGCCGCCAGGGGGTGCGTAGTTTGCGTGCCGGCTCGGTAGCCGCCCGGGGTCCGTTCAACACGTGAGCTCTCGATCGACTCGCGGTGCCCGCCCGTGCGGACGGCGGCGTGGCGCTTCGTGGCGTCCGTCATCGCGGCGCCGACGTCGCGGGCGATCTCGCTCGCCGCTCGCTTCGTCAGGCTGTCGTCGAAGACCGCGGCGAGCTTCGGCCCCTTGAAGCCCATTTTTATCTCACCGTCCTCGCGCTCGGGGCGCCCTTGCGGCGCGGCAGTGCCTTGAAGGGCCGTGAGGCGTGGGCGGCGGCGCGCGCCCACGGCTTATGTGTCCCGAACGCGAAGCGCCACTGTGCCTTGCTCTTGAAGCCGCCGCTCGGTGACAAGCCGTCGGGCTCGCCCGAGCCCGGGATCGGGATCGGCGCTGACGCCATCCGTGCGGCGGCCGTGGCCGGCACGTGGGCTGGCATCATGACGTCGCGCTTGCGCCGGGTACGGCTACGCGCGCGAGGCATCGGCAGACCAGGGGCGCCCGGCGCGCTGGAAGCGGCCGCGCCGCCGGCGAGCGCGAGGCCACCGGGCGTGGATGCGCCGGCGGGCTGCGGCTGAGCTTGGGTCTGCACGACCCGCGGGCCCGTGGTCTGCTGTGGCGCGCTCACGTGATCGCGGGCGCGTCGATGCCGGTCAGCTTCACGATCGCGGTGGGATGCGCGACGTCCATTCCCAGCCTGTAGCGGCCACGGACCAGAACGGCGTCACTGCTGAACTCCTGTGAGCGGTCGACCTCCACGGTGACGGCCTTTCGCAGCACGACGGTGAGCTGCTTGGGTGCGAACACGATCGCGCTCGTCGTCGGGCTCACACCAACCGTGACGGGAAACCACGACGTGCCGAACACCGGAGGGACGCCGTCCGGCTTACCGGCGTAGAGGTTCGACGTCGTGGTCTCCTTGGTGAGCGCCAGCGCGGTCGCCGGGCGCGGGCCGAGCAGCACCGCGTAGGGGCCGGGCACCAGCGCTTCGGCGAGCAGGCCCGCGGCCTTCACGATCGGGTCCCACGTCAGCGCCCCGCCGACCGCGAGCGACTGCGTGCCCGTCACGTTGAGCAGGCCCTTGAAGCCCTTCGCGTCGTTGCCCACAGCGAGCTCGCGGTCGCCCTTCAAGGCCATGGCCAAGTTGATGTTGTCGGCGACGACCTGCAGGAGGTCGGGGTCGGAGTCCTCGAACGCCTCCGAGCTGCCGCGGACGATCGCCTTCAGGGCCTTCACCGGAATCTCCAACGTGGCGAGGTCGACGTCGCTGACGGTGATCTCTTCGAGCTCGTCGTAAAACGCGACGTTGACGTCGCCGGTGAGGATCGGCCACGTGACGGCCTTCTTGTCGGTCGTGACGAGGTTCGCGCCGGCCTGAAGGACAACGGCGTTCGCGCGCAACGCGTCGATCAGCGCATTTCGGATGTCATCCGGCTCCACCGGGCTGGCGGTCGCGTGGGTCAGATCACGCGCCTCGCCGCGCGGAACGCCGGCCATCGCCTCGATGATCCTTGACTCGACGGTCGCGCCGGTCTGTGCGCGGTCCTCCACACGCAGCCGGCCGCCGCGCTGCGTCGGGCCGGGTGTCGGGCCCGCCGGCGGCGGGGGCGTGGTCGAGCGATGCCCCACGGTGGACGCTGCGTAGGCGGGGTTGCTGACGACGGCAACGTCGCGCAGCTCGCGGATCTCGTCGATGTGGCGGACCTGGCCGACCCAGTGATCGCGCGCGACGATCATCCTCCAGGAGCCGGCGCACAGGTCGCCGCGCTCGACGGCCTCGCGGACGTCGCTGCGGCTCTCGGGCAGGGCCACGGACCAGTGCATGCCATCGTCGCGGTGCTCGAGCTGCAACGTGCCGGGGTGCCGGCCGATCGGGACGCCGCCGTGATCGACGGTCGCGATGAGATCGGTGGTCGACGTGTTCGCCAGGGCGCCAGGCTCGATGACCTCGCGGAATCCGCCGAGATCCCGCGACTCGACGCCGTACGGGATCAGGCCGCGCAGGCGGGCACCATCCAGCGTGGGCGCGGCGGTGGGCGCGGCGCGCTGCTCGAGGTCACCGATGGTCGGGCGGTTGCGGTCCTCGACGAGGCCGGGAACGGGAAGGTCAAGCATGGATGGCCTCTCGTGGGATGGGTTGCGTCTGGCGTGGGGCTGGGGCGTCGCCGCCGGGCAGCGGTGGCAGGTTCTCGGCGCGTCGCACTTCATTCGGAGTCATCCAGCCGCCGGCGAGCGCTTGGGTGTAGACAGCGGCTCGTTCGGCGGATGAGCCGCGCATCGCCGCGTCATACAGAAACTCGACGAAGAGCCCGGAGCCGGCGGGGCAGAGATCATCGTCGCTGGCCACGGCCTGCTCGATCGCGGTCGTGTACGGCCGCAGCGACCACTGCAGAAACGCGCGGGACTGCTCTGTCACGTTTGAGTAAGTCTGCGACGTGCCGGCGTCCGCGTTCAACATCCACGCCGGCAGGCCGAACAACGTGCACACGTCGACGCGGGAGAGCTTGCGCGCATTGATCCACTCAGCGTCTGCGAGCGACACCGACAGCGCGGTGTAGCCGATGTCCACGTCCTGCAGAAACGCGAGCCTTCCGCGGTTGGCGGAGCCCTTGTGACGCTTCTCGAAGTCCTTCTGGACGTTGGCGGCGATCTCGTCGGCGTCGGGGCCCGCGGTGCGGATCACGACGATGCCGGCGGGGCGCGCGTCGTTGGCGTAGAACGCTGCGCCGGAGTCACGGACCGCGGCGGCCAGACCGAGATCCTCACGGGCCTGACGGATCGGCGAGACGCCCAGACGCCCGTCGAGACTCAGCGAGCGGATATGAACGATGTCAGTTGTGGTGTAGACGGCCTGGCGGCCCGTCGGGTCCGCGTAGCTGTAGAACGGCTGGCCGCCGACGATCTGGACGTTCACCTGGTCGGGCGGCAGCGGCGCGAGCTGCGCGACCGCGCCAGTCTCGTCACGGAACTTCCCGATGTACGCGTTCCCCCAGCCGGCGAGATGAGCGACGAGCGTCCCGATCAGCGCGGCTTGCGTGACGCCCGGCGCCGGCCGGTCGATGAGGCGAGCGATCGGCGCGTCCGTCGCGCGTTCCCGCGCGTCGCCGTTACGGCGGTACGTCACGAGCGGCAGCGCCGAGACGCCGTCGGCGAGCCGGCGGACCGCCGCGAAGACGTCAAGCATCGTCAGCGCCGAGCGCGGCGTGATGACCTCGCCCGACGTGGCCTCGGGAAACAGGATCTCCGGGACGGTTGCGCGGGTCATGTCGCGCGCTTCGCCACCACCGATCAGGGCACGCAGCTCGCCGATGCCGTCGCGGAATATCGCCATGCTCACAGGATGGCGACTTTGGCAGGTAGCGTTCCGCGATCCGGGGTTCATTTCCGGCCCGGGTGCAGGGGTTTTCTGGCGTTCGCGGACGCGCTGGACGTCGACCTGGCACCGTTTCAGCGGCGGATCGCGCGCGCTGCGTTCGGTCCGCAGCGCGAGCTCGCGGCGATCCTCGCTCGCGGCCACGGCAAGTCGACGCTTGCCGGCCTGATCGCCGTGCACCACCTCGCGACGGTCCCCGACGCGTCCGTGGCGATCGGCTCGACGAGCCGTGGCCAAGCCGCGATCGTGCACGAGATCATCGAACGGTTCGCCGGGCATCCCGCGCTCGGCGGCCAACTGAAGATCCTCGCCGTGCAAGGCGACCGCGCCGCGATCCGCTGGGCCGGGTCGGGTGCCGCGCTACGCGTCGTCTCGGGTCGCGGGGAGCGCGTCCATGGCCGCACAGACAGCCTCATGATCCTCGACGAAGCATGGGCCATCGCGAACCCCAAAACGCCGACGAGCGGCCTGCTGGAGGCCTTCCAAACGGCGCTGATCAAGCGCCCCGACGCGCGGCTCGTCGTGATCTCGACGGCCGCCGCGTCGATGGACACTCCGCTGGGACGGATGCGTGCCCGGGCGCTGGCCGGCGCCGTGACACGCCGCGGCGCGCACATCGACGCGCGCACCGGCAGCCTGCGGTGGCTCGAGTGGTCCCTACCCGAGGACCGGGCGCTCGATGACTTCCGCGCACTTGCCCGCGCGAACCCCGCCTCGTGGATCGGCGCACGCGAGCTGCGCGAACAGGCCGAGCGCCTGTCACCACCGGCGTTCGCGCAGTTCCATGCAAACCGGTGGGGCGCCGGCGAGGGCGCCTGGCTACCGCCCGGCGCGTGGACAGCCTGCCTTGACGCCGGCCTGCACGTTGTTGACGGCGAGTCCGTGTGGCTCGGCGTGGACATCGGCGGTGAACGCGCCGCGACCGCCGTCGTCGCCGTGACCGACGATCTCCGCGTCGCGGCCGTCGAAGTGTTCCGCGGCAACGGCGCCGTGCTGGAGGCCAGCGCGTGCGTCCTGCGTCTCGCGCGGCGCTTCACCGTCCGCGAGGCCGCGTACGACCCGTGGCGCTTTCACAGCGAGGCGCAGCGCCTCGAGCGCGACGGGCTACGCATCATGGTCGAATACCCGCAGTCACACGCCCGCATGGTC